GTCAAGACCTCTTTGAACTTCAAATGGGTTAGCCTTATCAATGTCAGGAATAGCTGACATAAGTGATTTAAGATATTCGTTTGTAGTAGCCATTTATGTATAAATATTAATTATCCTTGCCCAACTGACAATTTTTTGTAATTCTTGCTTTGTTTTAATTTACTAGTTTTAGTTTTTGCATGGATCCCTGGTCTTTTTCTCTTTGGTTTTTCTTTGTAAAGTGATGAAGCTGAGATAGATGTTTTTTTAGCTTTTGCCATTTGTTAAGGTTTTAATTTTAGTTTGTAATTCTTTAATTTCACTAACCATTTTTTCTAAAACCTCATTAGTTCTTTTTAAATACGTTAAGTTTTCATTAGACTGTTTTAATTCAGTCTTTAATCTATTAGTATATTCTAATATTTTGTTTATTTCTATAACACGTTTACGAACTTCTCTAATAGCAGCATGTAATTGATCAGCTGGTCTGCGTGTTTCAGTTGTTTTTTTAAATTGTGAATATTTTACCTCATTTATTTGGTTTTCATTCCATAAAAAACTAGCATCTAACATATCTTTTGGTTGAACTTCTTTATAACCATAAGATTTAGTATAAACATTGTTTTTAGTACCTTTAACAAAAGATGAAGGTAAACCAGATTTAGTTGGTTTTGAGTTTTTTCTTGGATTTAAAACAACTTCATTTTTAACTTCTTTTTTTTTAAAAGCATATTTTGGAGCAAATCCTGGTACTCCAGTTGTAGTAGAAATTTCTTGAGCTAATTTTTTCTTAATATAAGCTTCAATAATTTTTTTAATTTCTTCTTTGCTTTTCATGATTATTTAGATAATTCATTAACTAATTCATGATATTGAAGTAAATTAATAAGATGTTCATCTTTAACTACTTGTTTTTTAGATAAAGGTTTAATTAAATTAATAACTTCTTGTAGTTTAATTTCTACTGTTTTATCATCTACTTTATTTTTTAATTTAACTAGATTTTCTCTAACTTCAGTTAAATTTTTATTAACAAATCTTCTTAAATAATCAACATTAGAAATATTGTTTATGTATTCTTTTAAAACTAATTTTTGTTTATCAGATAGATTAGAATATTTGTCATTAAATTTTTCAATTAATATTCTATATGTTAAAATACGAATATCTTTATCTTGAGTTTTAAATTCTTGAATTATTCTATTTTCAACATTTTCTGAGTTGATGCTACTTCTAGTTATATGTTCTAATAATGTTATTTTATTAGTTAATATTTGGTCAGGAGTTATAAAATTTTTTGATTTTTTTATTTCAAATAATGTATAAATAGCAGCTGATGTTTTATAGTTATTAATCTTATTTTTAAAGAAATTATCTAAGTTATAATGTTTTTTAATTTCTCTAATTAAAGCATATTTTTCTTTATTAATTTTTTCTTCATCTAATTTAGTAGACAAATCTAAAATAGTATTAATTAACAAGTCAGCTTTTGCTTCTTCTAATTTTTCACTGTTTAATACTGAATGATATAGTTTTTGTTCTTTAGCTAATTCAGTATTAGTAAAGTATTTCTTAACTATTTTGACAGCAGATGACTCTTTTCCAGCCATAACATCAGAAGCTATTTGTCTGACTAAAAGCTCAAAAAGGATACCAGTGTTTTTATACTTCGAGTGTTTGATTGTCATGAAGGTATAATTATACTAATTATAAATATATACTTATTTTAATTCCTCACGAATATTTTCCTCATTTAACAAACTACTTCCTTTAAACATGTCTGTTTTACGAGATATTCCATCAAACATATTTTTGTTTTGTATATAAATAGCTTGAGTATATGATGGAGACTTAATACCTTCATTAACTTCTTCTTCATCTTTATATCTACCTTTCATAGAATCAACACCTAATCTGTCTCTACCAAAAGGATCATTTTGAGTATTAATAAATGATGGTTTAGATTGAGGTCTACCAGGCATATTTACAATATTAGGATCATTTTCATCAAATCCTGGAGGTACATCTCTAGTTGTAGTGTATCTACCTTTTCCATAAGCATTAGCTAATTGATGTGGTGTACCATATACTTGGCCTGTTTCAGCTGGATCATTACCTTCTTCTTCAATTTGTTTAAATCTGAATGAACGTTTTTTATCTTCTGCTACTAAATCTCTATATTCATCAAACTGATCTTCACTAAAATGGAATATATTATCATAAATCCAGTTAGAAGGCAATAAATTAGTTTCTATAATTGATGAAGCTAAATCAACTTTTTCTTTCATTAAAGCAACACGCTCTTGATCATATATAATTGAAGGAGTTGTTAAATTTAATTCAAAATTAGTTAAACTTTCATTATCATAACCTTGAGTATATAAATGTACTAAAGCTATTTTTGTTAATTCACTAATTAATATACGTTGGATTCGTTCAATTGTACGAGCAAATCTAATATCTTCAGCTGCTAATGTAGCTTTACCACTTAAATCTTTTTCATATCCTAAATATGCTTTAGGTACTTTTAAAGCAGCGAATAATTTTTCTCTTAAATAAGCTACGTCTTCAATACCATTATATTCTAATCCTTTAGCTGTATCAATTTTAGTTGTAGCATCACCACCTCTAACAGGTATATAAATATCTTCTAACATGTTTTGCATGTTGAATTTCAAATTATAATTACCAGTTTGAGGATCAATAAATGGAGTTTTTTTAACTTTTTGCATCATACGTTGCATATAGTTTTCAACTTCATTTGGTGGTATATTACCTACATTAACATAGAAAACACGTTTTTCAGGTGCGCGTACAATTCTATGAATTAACATAGCATCTTCCATTAATATATACTGTTTAAATAATTTTCTTCCTGGTTCAAGATATGATCTACCATATGGTAAATAATTTACATCATTAATTAAACGGAAGTGAGCAATTTCATAATTTTGAAATAAAATACCTGTGTCTTGACCTGAATATGAAGCGTAATTAGCTGTAACACCTGTAGCAGCTGTTGGATCATATCTAAATCTAACATAACCTGGGTTTTGAGTATCAACTCCTTCTTCTCTTATCATTGTATAAGCTGAGAAAGGAATAACATTATATACACCAAATTTTTCAGCGATTTCTAATTTTAAATAAAAATCACCATATTTACACATATTACGAGTCCATGACCAAAGATTAAATTCAACATTTAAAACATCGTAAAATAAGTTATACAAAATTTTCTGAATGTTTTCATCTGATGATCTAATTTGAAGTACTTCACCTTGTTCATTTTTTAAAGTGCATTCATCAGATACTATATCTAAAACAGATGATACAATAGCATCTGTATCCATAGATTCATAATCAGCATATAACTGAACACGAATATTTTGATAATTTTGAGCTGAATTTAAATTGTAAATTCCTGGACCTGAAGTAGTATAAATTTTCTGAAATCTATCTACTAGTGAGTTTGTTTGAAGAACACCTAATGACTGAATTCTATCAGTATCCATTACTGATAATTGGTTTCCACCTGCGTTTCTAATAACAACATCAGATGAAAAAAGTCTTTGTAGTCTTCCGAATAAAGAAGTATTTGCCATTTATATATAAATATTTATTAACCTATAAGCCAACCTAAATTTTCTTTTCCTCCCGCACCATCATCCATAGTCCAAGGATCATTATGAACATTATGTGGATTATTACTTGATACAACAGGCATATAACCACTAGATATACTATTTAAACTAGCTCTAGCCAAATCAATACCAGTTTGTTTAAATCTTAAACTAGTGTCACGTAAAAACATAGCAAAACCAAAACTCATAACCAAGTCATCATTATAACCATCCATAGCTTGTGCTTTACCATTTTTCCATATAAACGTTCTTAATTCTTCTAACATTCTTTTTGATTGTATTGTAACGGAACGTTCGTGAATATAACTAATAAGTTTTGAGATGACAAGCGGTCTTGTACGAAGAGAGTTAGTAAATCCAGGAACCATACCAGTTCCATTTTCATAACGATTAAGATACATTTCAACATTAGTTAAAGCAGCATCTGAGTTAGGAGAGTAATATAAATTTCTATAATTTCTATCAATAGCTGTTTGTATAACATCCCAACCATAAGTAGCATTTTCTATAACTAATAAAGCATCATTATATTCAGCGGCCACACCAATTAAAAAATTACCATAATCTCTAGTACCTAGTTGACCTTTATACTCAGCAACTTGTGTATTTGAATCAACGTCAATAACATGAAATGCTGAAAAGTCTTTACCATCTCCTCTAGCTACGTCAGCTGTTACAACATATGTTCTTGAAAAATCTGGATGTTCCCATATCCAATAATTCCCATCAATACCTCTTCTTTCAATTGGATCTTTTTGATATGTTTCTATATACCAATTTAATATTTCTGGTTCAATAGCTGTATCACCTGATGTACTAAAATCACAATCACATTCTTGAGCTGCTAATCTAGGTCCTAAGTCAGCAGTTTGTTGATCTCTCCAACGTTGATCTCGTTCTGGGTGGACAGTCCATGGTAATCTAATAGGTAAAAAGCTATTTTCTTTAGCTTCTGCTTTAGTCCATGTTTTATGAAACCAATTACCTGTACCGTAAGGAGTAGATATAGCTATACATCCACCACCAGTAGCTAAGGTTTGTTGAGCACTAGCAAAAATTTCTTCAATACTATCAATAAATGCAGCTTCGTCAATAATCAACAATGAAACAGCTTCACTTCGACCTGAATCGCTTGCTGCTGATACTGCTTTTACTTGAGATCCATTAGCTAGTTTAAGTGATAATTTATTATTTTCTATTGTTTTTAATTTGAGCCAACTTGGTAAATTTTCATAACCAAATTTAACTTTAGTTACTAAGTTTTTAGCTGTTTCTTGTTTAGTAGCAATACAAAGTACATTTTTATCTTTTTGAAACAACATTAACCATAAAGTATAGGCACCAACTAATGTGGATATACCTAACTGTCTTGATTTATTGACAATATTATAATTATTATTCTGGAATAAATGTAAAACTTTTTCTTGGAATGGATATAAATTAAATTGGGTTCTACCTCTTGTTGGATGTTGAATCCAATAATACTTCTTCATAAAATAAACAGGATCATTAGCACATTTTACATACTCCTGTCTAATTAGTGTTTTAATATCTTGTGGATGTTGTTCACTCATAATAATATAGCTATAAAACCAATAGTAGTGCCTATAAACGCACCTACTATTTTAGTAATTGTTTTGTTTAGTTTATCAATTTTATTGTTTTTTTCGTTAATTATACCGTTTTTAGATTCAATTACTCCATTTAAATCTTTAATTTTATCATCTAATATAACACGAGTAGAATCACAAACATGAATAATACTATCTTGTCTTAGAATAATATTATCCATATGTTTTATTGAATCACGAGTTACTACTAATTGATTTTTAAGATTATCCCTTTCAGTTTTAACCAACAAAGCATTTCTTAATGATTTAATTGGAACAATTACTGTTGAATCACTTAAACGCTGTTGTGAACTCACTGATGATATCATCATCAGACATATTATTAATGCGATTATGTTCTTGTTCATATTGTTTTTTATATTCAGCTGCTTTTTTAGCTGTTTCAGTTAATTTAGTTTTGTCTAAAATTAATAAAGAATCTAAAGTTTTCCTAGTTGAGTCTAATGAAGCTATTTTAGTATCTTTTTTATTAATTTCTTTATACAAAGAATCAATTGTTTTTTGATATTTAACTTCTTCAAAAGAAACATCATTAGTACGAACTAAAAGGAACCATAGTATTCCTATAGTTCCTAAAAGTATAACTATTTGTGTTATATATTTCTTCATTAAGATATTAAATCTTCAACTGTATTATCCCAAACATTTAATAAGTTTGTATAAGTTTCACCACCTTTTCTTAAACCAATTTTACCACCTTCAGATTTTGGACGAGTTAAATAAGCAATAAAGGCTAAACGTTTAGCTTCTTTAAATTTAGGATCTTTAAGTTGTTCTTTAGAATTTTTTAATTTATCAATAATAGCTTTACCTGCTTTATCAATAGCTATTGTTCTTTCAATACCTTTAGCTCCACCTAATTCTTTTTCAGCGGCGGTAACATCAGCTGATCGTGGTCCATCAATATCTTTAACACCAACAACTTTGTCTCTAGTCATTGACATAGATGGTTCTTTTGGAGTTGATGTACCTGGTTTACGACCTCTAACACCTGGTGTTTTTGGTTCTTGTGGTCTAACATCTGATGTTTTACCTAAACCACCAATTTCTTCTGAGTCTAATACAGAATTAAAATCTTTTAATGGATCTTTACCTATAATAGCTTTAATAGTTGCTTTAGTAAATGGTTGACCAACTTCAACTTCATCTCCTTTTAAAGCTTGAGCAACTAATTTTTTAGTTCCAGTATATTTGTTAGGATCAATTTTATCTTTTTGGTCTTTAGTAATTGTAAAGAAATTAGCCATTTCTTCTAATTCTTCAGAAGATTTTTTATCATCTTCCATATCTTTTTCTAATGCTTCGATATGAGCAGCGTCATCTTCTTCAGCATCTCTATAATATTTTTTGCTTTTTTCTTCTAAATTTTTAATACCCATTAAAGCCTTAAAAATTTCATGTTCAGACTTACCTAAAGCTTTAGCTACATCAGCAAAAGTTGTTTGAGGATTTTTACCAAACATTTCATTGTACTTTTTCTGAATGTCGGAAGCTGTTATTTCATCTAAAGCATCTTTTTCAAATGGTATTGCTTCTTCAATACTTTCATTTAATGAATTAAGTTTGCTAGAAGGTGTTAATTTGTTTTCATTTAAGAATTTAGAGAATGACTTATGGTCAAATTCAGGGATATTAAAATGTGAGCTCATTTTGATTTAGTTTTATTTATAAATATGATCAATAATAGCTTTAACGCGATTTTCTATTGACCCTGATATAGTTAGTAAGTTTTTAGGTGGATATAAACTTAATAAGTTACGAATTTGATAATCAATTTCATCTCTATAAGTAGCATCTGTTTCTCTTATACCATTATCTTCAATTTCTACTCCATCAGGTTTAACATAAACTACTAAATCATATTTGTCTTTAAGAGACATAGCAGCTTTTTCAAAATTATATTTGTCACTATTATTAATAGATTTAGCTAAAGCAGTAAAAGCACAAACATCCCAAATTGTTCTATCAGTTAATATATCAGTTTGTAATAATTCTGTAGCTCTTTCAGCTAAAAATATAAATTGACCTTCTAATGTAGAATCAGTATTTAAAGGAATACCTAAACTATTTAAATACTTAGATCTTTCAGTTGCTTTATTATAATCAATAAAATGATTATCTTTAATTAAATGATTAATCAATGTAGTCTTACCAACAGACATTGTTCCACATAAACCTATTTTCATATTAATTAATATAATTAAAAATATATTAAAAGCCAAACTTATAATCTAGTTTGATATTTAGGATCTTTAGCAGGTGGTATACCATTAAAATCACGTTTTACTTCTGTCCATTCTTCTTTAGTATATAGCCTACCATGAATATAATATTCATCTTTTAAGCCAGTACTTTTTGGATGTTTTATAGCAGGACCATCCCAATTATGTAATTTTCCATTACAATAATAAACTACTCTTCCATCAGGAGTTTTTAATCTTTTTGTTATCATGTTTGTTATATTATTATTTCCAATTAATTATATCTCCGATATGATTATCCCAATCATCTTCTTTTTTTATTAGTTTAGATACAGCCAATATTCCTTGAGCACCTGAAACTGTAATACCACGAGCTGATAAAGCATCACCAACAAAATGAACATCTGGATATTCTACTAATGCTAAATCACTTGGATAAACTAAAGGTTCAGGTGAAAGATATTTTACTTCAGGAATATAAACACCCCAATCATCTTTTAATGTTGGAAATACTTTTTTCATATCTTCAATAAAATCCTCAATATAATTCCAATATTCACCCATAACTTCTTTTACACCATCTAAAAATTCAATTTGGAAAGCATTAATTTCTTCACCCTCAGATGTTTTAGAAGGAGTACGAGAAGGTGAATAATATAAACCTCTACCTCCAAATTGTAATTTATTTACAACATTTCTTGACCATTCAAATGGATTATCAATACCATTAATTTCCATTAAAATACCAAAATTAGTCATGTTATTTTTATATTTTGGATCTTTTTTAGCATGGCCATTGTAAGATAAATCACCATAAGTTTTTTCTACAGCAACATAAGCGGCATTATTATTAGTACAAAATGAACGTAATGAAACACCTTTATCTTCAAATTTACGATACAATTTAAAATCATAACTAATGTCAATTAATTTTTGAAAGTGATGTTGTGGTGCTTCAAATCTAACACCAATTTGTACTGATTTTGGTTCTGTTTCTAAATGATATTCATCTTGAATAGATTGAGCAAAATCAATACCTGATTTTCCTACACCAAAAATAAGTTGATCATATTCTATAGCGTATTGTCCTTCTTTACCTTTAACAGTACGGTATGCTAAATGAGATTCAAAATCAACTTTAAATACTCTTTCATTCCAAACAAATTGTACACCTTTAGATACTAAATAATTATACCAATTTTTACCAATTTCATGTAGATAATCAGTTCCTACATGCCATACTGGAAATAAACGTAATCCAAAATATGGTTTAATAAATTCTGGTTCTTCTTCTGGATTTGAACATTGTACTTCTTCGGGTTTAGGGTGAAAACGTTTGAAATTATTAATGACTTCATCCATTAATTTCATTGCTTTCTTTTCACCAACATATTTAGATAATTGACCTCCAATAGCTGTATGATAAGTTAATTTACCATCAGACCAACCACCAGCACCTAGAAATCCAGTCATTACTTCTTCAGGTTTTCTTAGATAAGGATCATTACCCATATCAATAATAGTAATGTCTTTTCCAGGATAACCATTATCTACTAATTTAGTTGCAGCATTAACCCCTGCTACACCTGCTCCTACAATTACAATTTTCTTTGCCATATCTATTTAAATATAATAATTTTTGTTTAATTAGCCAAACTAAAAGTGACACCTTTTTAGGGTGCCACAGCTACCATAATTTAATCTCTTTCGAGCGACTGGCTATGAATCAGTCTATAAGTTATTTACCAGCTGTCATTTTTAAGGTCAATGGTAAAATTGATCCTGTTATGTTTCTCATTGCTATAATATAGTTTATTTCTCCTAAAATTTCACTATTTGTACTAACTTTTATATATAAAGCTTTAGCTTCTTTATTAGGATATTTAACTTGTACATCACTTAAAGTACCTATAAATTTTTCTAAATCTTTTTCAGTTAGTATTGATGTCATAAATAAATCACCGT